ACAACCGATAGAACAGAACGGTAAACTCTCTGTTTATGAGAGACCATGGGATAAACGTGATTATATTGTGACGGTTGATGTGGCAAGAGGTATATCAAAAGACTATAGTGCATTTATCGTAGCTGACATTACAGAGTTTCCTTATAAGATTGTTGCTACGTATAGAGATAATGAAGTCAAACCTATGTTGTTCCCATCTATCATATATGATGTAGCAAAAGCATATAACAACGCATACGTTTTATGTGAGGTAAATGATATAGGTGATCAAGTAGCATCTATATTATTCTATGACTTAGAGTATGAGAATTTACTTATGGTAGCTATGAGAGGTAGAGCAGGTCAGATAGTTGGATCAGGATTCTCTGGTGTCAAAACACAGTTAGGTGTCAAGATGAGTACAACCACAAAGAAGGTTGGTTGTTCTAACTTGAAAACACTGATAGAGGAGGACAAACTTATATTCTGTGACTACAATATAATATCTGAACTGACTACGTTCATACAGAAGAAGCAATCTTTTGAGGCAGAGGAAGGTTGTAATGATGACCTTGCTATGTGTCTTGTTATATTCTCATGGTTGGTGGCACAGGAGTACTTCAAAGAGATGACAGATCAAGATGTAAGAAAACGTATATACGAAGAACAAAAGAATGCCATAGAACAAGACATGGCACCATTTGGTTTTGTGAGTGATGGTTTATGGGATGAAGAAGATACTATTGACAGTGACGGTGAGAGATGGAAGAAGGCAGATGAGTATGGTGATAGATCATACATGTGGGAGTATAATGGATGAAACCTAGATGCCTTGAGGATAAGTTTTTAGGTTGGAGTGCAACAGGTGAGTTGCTTCCTTGTTGTTGGTATGATAATCCAAACAAAGAATACATCAAAGACTTGTTAGATGAAAAGTTTAGAATTTCATATGATAATACAGTTGAAGACGTATTGAATTCTAAAGAATGGAAAGATTTTTTTGATAGGGTAAAGAATGATCCAGATTCATTACCACCAGTTTGTCATAGGTATTGTGGATAAATTTTATGGAATAAATTTAGACATTACGTATCTTTGTTCTTTGAAATGTGCAGGTTGTGCAAGACAAAGATATACTGATGGTCTAAATGGATTTGAAAATCATGTGACAGGAGGACCTGTACCAGGTAAGCACATGTCTATGGAAGAGATGGATGTGGTGAGTGATTACTTTCAGGGTATTACTTTTTGTGGCACACATTCCGATCCTCAGTTTCACCCACAGTTTCATGAATTTCTACAGATGTGTGTGGATAAGAAAAGAACCATACAAGTTCATGTAGCAGCGACTGCAAGAAAAAGTTCATGGTTTACAAAAGCATTTCAAATATCAAAGGGACATGATGTGGAGTGGGTCTTTGGTATTGATGGTAAACCAGAAGACAGTCACATATACAGAAAAAATCAAGACGGTAAATTCTTATATAACATGATGATAAGGTGTGCATCTATGGGTATCAAAACAACTTGGCACTACATTATGTTTAATTACAATGAGCACTATATTGAAGAGTGTGTAAAAGATGCAGAGAAAAGAAATATAAATTTTGTCAAAATTGAATCATGTAGATGGTGGACAGAAGACTTATTACAATTAAAACCTAACACATCATACGTAGATGAGGATAAGTTAGGCAAAAAAAGAAGCGTAAGTATTGTCAATAACCAGTCAAGATTGATATAGTCGCATGGGAGTATCGGTGAAACCTAAATTATTGTTGAGTGCTGGTTTATCTGCCTCAGGATCAACCTCTTTATATTATACTATATGGAATAATAAGTATGCACATGGAGGAGTAGTCAAGGAAAGTAATTATCTTTATAAAATTCAATCACCGAAAGAATGGGAACAAAATAAAGAACATAATAAAAGTAAAAAACAATTTTCAAAAAATATTGATAAACCTTGGAAGTTAGAAGATGTATCTAATATTTTTAATACATCATTGAGTGGAAAACATATAGATGAATACCTTCACACTAAAGTTAGTCTTGAGAAATATATTAATTATAATTTAAGATTATGGGATGTTGTAAAGGATGAATATCAATCAGTTGCAGAATTTTCAAATAAGAATAGTCAACTGTCAGAACGGTTTATGATGTCAATTAGAGACGAATTACTAAAGTACTTTGACATCAAAGTAGTAATGATATTCAGAGATCCAATTCGTAAGTTGTGGGGTATATGTAATAGAAAATCTAAGTGGGGAGAAGGATCACCTGAGTCAATACTAAAAAAATATATTGATTACCCGAACGTAAACTATGTTGACTTGTATGAAAGATACGTAAGAGTTTGGGGTAAGCATAGGGTAAAATTTATTATCAATGAAGACTTCTATAAAGGTGATGTACAACCCTTGTCTGATTTTTTAGAATTTCCTATATCACCAAGTTATCAAGATATAAAATACCTGAACGATATAAAAGGTAGAGTGTATTCAGATTGGTGTGAACTTGATTATGAAACATGGAATTATGCTTATGATAATATGAAATGGATCTATAATAAATTTGAAAATACCTTTGGTTACATACCAAGTGATTGGGGCAAGTTGTATACAGCACTCGAAAAACCTAAATAATTTCAGTCTAAAAAGAAGGACCCATAGGGAGTAAGAATGGCACTTAGATTAGCATCTCCAGGAATTTCAGTTAGAGAGGTTGACCTTACCAGAGGAGGAGTAGATTTTACTCTGAACGTTGTTGGAGGTATAGCAGCTCCTTTTGCGAAGGGACCATGTAATGAAATTACTAGGATAAACAATGAGAATGAATTGGTTGAGGTTTTTGGAAAACCAGGTGTAGGAACCACAGATTATCATTATGAAACATGGTACTCAGCAGCAAACTTCTTATCATACGGTGGTAAGTTGGATGTTGTAAGATCAGTCGGTGGTGACTTGAACACAGCAAACGCTGCTGTAGGTTCAGCAAGCATTACACTTCTTCTCGAAGGATTAGAGGATTATAATAACAATCAGGCAGACGATACCACTTGGTATTGGGCTGCAAAAAACCCAGGTCACTGGTCACAGAATGTCAAGGTAGCAATCATTGATAATGCTGCTGACCAAGTAATTACACCAACACTTGAAACTGGTTCACTATCAGGAGCGAGCACTAAGGTTGGATTCGGTGTAACACAAGCGTTGACAGGAAACACTATCGGTGTTGGTACAGTCACTGCTGCAACAGGTATTCTAAAAGGTGTTATCACAGCTAAGACTGCAACTACAATCGATGTAAAGGTTGTAAGTACAGTTATCGATGGCACTGAGACATTAGTAGACTACCAACAGAACTCACAGTTTGAGTTCAAGACAGGCACAATGCTCAACATTGTGAACAACTCAGGTACAACTGTAGGTAAGAGTTCAACAATCTCATCTGCTGATTGGTACAATAGCCAGAACATACTAACAAGTGTGGCAGACGGTGGTTCTGACTTCGCTACAATAACTTGGAGGTCTGTACTCAACAAACCAAAAACAAATAATTATGTATCCAGAAGAGATGGAGCAAACGATGCTCTCCACGTTGTTATTATTGATGCTGGCGGTGGAGTCACTGGAGATGTCGGATCTATTTTAGAGAAGTTTCCAAACTTATCAAAAGCAAAAGACGGTGTAGCATCAGGTAATGAGTCAATTTACTATAAGGATTACCTAGCAAATAATTCAGAGTATATCTTCTCTGGACAGCATGTCACAGCAGCAGACGATGCACATCATGGAACACTCGTGTTACCAGGTGGATTTACAACTGGATTCACATCAATCACAGCTGCTGAAGGATCATGGGGTCAAGATGCTAAGAACATCAAGTTCAGTTCTATCGGTAATCAAGGTTACTCATTAGTGGGTGGACTTGACTACACAGGCGTTGGTGTTTACAATGCACCACTTGGCGATGTACTTACATCATACGATAAGTTCGCAGATCCTGTAGATAGTGACATCAGATTCTTACTACAAGGTGGATGCTCTGGATCAAAAGAAGAAGAGCAAGCAAAAGCAAATAAACTTATACAACTAGCAGAAGGAAGAAAGGACTGTGTTGCGGTGATATCACCCAACAGAGGATCTGTGGTGAACGTTACAGACTCAGCAACTCAGTTGACTAACGTTCTATCATTCTTTGCACCTCTTACCTCATCATCATACGTGGTATTCGACTCAGGATTCCAATATGTGTATGATAGGTTCAATAGGAAGTTCGTTTACATGCCAACCTCTTCAGATGTAGCTGGTTGTATGGTAAGAACAGATAGGGACTTCTTCCCTTGGTTCTCACCTGCAGGTACAACTAGAGGTGGATTGAACTTTGCTATCAAACTAGCATTCAATCCTGGTCAAGATGCGAGAGATCAGTTGTATTCCAATAGAATCAATCCAATCACATCAAAACCTGGTGACGGAATCGTACTATTCGGTGATAAGACAGGTCTTGCTTTTGAATCTGCGTTTGACAGAATCAACGTAAGAAGATTGTTTATCACAATCGAACAAGCGATTGAGAACGCTGCTAAGTCAGTTCTATTTGAACTCAACGATGCAGGTACTAGATCAAACTTCATCAACATTGTTGAACCATTCTTAAGGGATGTTCAAGCGAAGAGAGGTATTCAAGACTTCTTACTCATATGTGATGAAACAAATAACACACCAGATGTTATTGACAGGAATGAATTCCTCGCTGACATTTTTGTCAAACCAGCAAGATCAATCAACTTTATTGGTCTAACATTTGTTGCTACGAGAACTGGAGTTTCCTTCAGTGAAGTCGTAGGAACCGTGTAATAGGAGACCCACACAATTATGGCATTAGACAGAAACATTTTTTCGGTTCCCAACAACGAAAGATCAATTG